GCGGCTTCTTCTTTAAAATACCCGGTATCAATAACATCCTTCCATGATTCACTAGCTGTTAATTTAACACAATTATCCCTTAATTTTCTTAACTTTTCAGCCATTTCAATTTGGATTTCAACTTGTTCTAAATCAGTCATACTCCTCCTTACGTTTTAGTTAATGAATCAAATGCAGCTTTATCAAGATTAGACATTCTATCGTGCTCTTTACTTTCCATATTTTGAGCGTGTTTTCTATCATCTGCTTGTGCATTTCGTGCATCAGCAACACCAGATTCTTTCTCAACAAAATCAAGATCACTAAGATCAGAACCACTATGCATTTGTCGTGCTTTAGCTTGTTCTGTTGCAGTCTTAGCAGTTTTAAGCTGAACATCAACTGCGTTTTCTTGACCTTTAGCAGTTTCGTTTTGAACCTGAGCTTGTAGTAATGCTACTTCAAGCTGGGCTTTTTGTTGTTCCATAGGATCTGGTTGAGGTTGGTATTCTTCAATTCTCTTAGCTAAATCAGGCATCTTACGTAATTTAGCGATATCAGCTAATATCATTTGGCTCATTTCCGGAGGCATAGTATTACCCATAGTTTGTAGCATAAAGGCTAATTCGCTACCTTTTTGTTCATCAGCTTCAGCAGTAGAAATATTAAGCTTGATATCGTATTTTCCTCCTAAATCATTACGATTAATAGCTACAAATTGTTCGTTAGTAATACGAATAATTTCTTCATCTTCTAAAAACTCTGCATTCATGGAAATAACTTTACGACCAATCTGATTCAATCCATTTGAAAGTCTGCGTAGAATACCTAATTCACGTTTAGATGTAGCATCAAGTGCTGATCTAATACCAGTAGCTGTGGCTCCTAGTGCTTGACCTGAAATACCTTGAGTAAATGCTTTAACACCTGTTAAAGCTTCAGCATCATTATTCTGCATGTTAAGTACTTCTAATGCAGACCTAGGAATCTCTGGGTATACTTCCATATGAAATGCTTGCCTTGGATCTACGTTGGCATTAAATTTATAATCTTCACCTCGTTCAAATTTACGTGCATTAGTTACATCAAGGGCATCTTTTCTAATACCTTGTTGCCCGCTAGCGCTACGGCCAATAATGTCGATAATGCCACGAGTAACAGCACCCACGATTTTTTGGTTATCTTCAATAAGAGCTGCATCTGGTTCTCCATAAATATTCTTACGTCTAGGTAAGTATTGAACTAATACGAAAGGAAGTTTTTTATCTGGATAAGGGTTTTCTTCCATTCTAATAAAAGTACTACCTACCCAAGTAGCTACGAAAGGTTTAACTTCCCCAGTATCATCAATATCCCAATACCCCCAGTATTCTCTAGCAATAACTTTTTTACGGGCTTTATCTTTAAATGTAAAAGCATCATCGTCTGTGTTAACTGCATGATCCGGTTCAGACAATACTGAAGCGCTTTCAAAGTTAATATCATCAAGATTTTTGTATCTTCCGTCTTTTTTAAGTTCTGATAAGGAAGTTTCAAAGCTATAGATAGCAAAATTAGCTTTTTCTATATCACCTTCACAAGTAGGGTCTAATACTAAATTGTTATAATCACATACTGTTAATACTGGTTGATTTTTAGTAGTAATAGTCTTGGTTCTTGCTTTTTCACCAGTTTTAACTTCTTGTTGAATAGGTTGTCCATCCGGTCCTGCAACTACTTGTACTTCCATTATATCTTCGTAAACTTTACGTTTATCTTCTTCAAATTCCCAACCAACACGTACAATAGCAGTTCCTTCATCAACAGCTGTACGGACATAGTTATCAATAAAAGTTACTTTATCCATACGACAGTTAAGCTGGTAATTTAATAGCATACCATTCTGTACAGCTGCATCTTTATCTTCAAATGTTTGTGGAGAGGTATTAAATAGATCGTCTGTGGATAGGAAGGGTTCTGATAAAGCAGCGTAACGCCATTCTGCTTGTCTACGTGCTAATCTAGGTACTAATTTAGAACGCCCTCTTTTAGCATTAATAGTTTGATCACCATCAAGTACTCTTAACCAAGCATCAACCTCATCAACATGAACTTGATGAGCTACTTGAGCAGATTCATGATCTTGTTTAAGATCAGCAAGACTAGGTGGATTTTTCCAATCTACTAAAGTTGAAGCATCGGTTTCAACTGTATCTAAGTCTTCAGTAGTATCACTCATTTATCGCTCCCAGCTCTTTCTTTATGTTTATCATAATTACTGTATTGCTTTTTAAGAAAATTATCAACCTTATATATCTTAAAACCATCTATTGTATCATGATAATCTAAATAATTCTCAAACATAGAACTTGTTACTCCTAAAGGTACAGAACAGTATATATCATCCGCTTGTACTATTTCAGATACAAAATACTTCCATACTTTACCAAAATTTAACTTAGCTGTCGTATTAGGCGCAATAAATACTCCTGCTATCATATAACCATTTAAAAGACGATTAAACCTATAAAATAAAGCCGACTCACCTTCTTGTATCATACTTGCGTGTGTAAATATCATAAAATCTCCACTACAGCAGATGAAAATACATTACCCATGCCAGCTCCTAAACTAAGAAACTTGCCTGATTCTTCCTGTATAGCTAATGCTGTTTCTATAGCAGTAGACGCTCCCATAGTATGCCCAATACGTAATTTATAGTTAATTAGCTTAATATCTCCAAATTTATCTTTAATTATTTTTTCTTCAATCCTGTTATCTGTAGAAAACGTACTATGCATTTTAACAAAATTAATGTCATTAGTATTCACCATATTAATAACTTTTTTATATCCTTCTCCTGTATTTGATATACCTAGTGGGTTAGGATGAGTTTCAGCAGCTATATGCATATCAGTAATTTCAGCTAATACTGAATGGTCACATATTTCTGGTCTAGCTTCAAATACTGATATATTACAACCTTGTCCTAATCTAAACTTAATGATAGTTGGATCATTTTCTTCGTCAACTAATTTACTTAAACCATGTTCACCAAATATAGATAAGTATTCTTCTGAAAGAGCATTATCTGTAGCAATAACAACTATAGCATCTAACTGTTTTAAGATTAGCATATTACGAGCAGTAGACCAAGCAGAGTGCCCACTAATACAACTAGAACTATCTGTTGATATATAATCAAAAGAACCTATTCTATTAGCAACATACCCAGCATGCACCATAGTACCTCCTAATGGAGGCATCTTATGTTCTGGGTATTGATCTGTACGAGAAATATTGGATAAATAGCCTGTCCAGCTATTACCACCTGCAGCTAAGATTAGTCCTACTTTATAGTTATTTAATTGGGTTAATGATTGAATAAATTGATAAGTACCAGAAGCAGCTCCATATTGCCCTTTTAAAACATAATTAATTAATTCCCCAGGCATTATTTTCATTCCTTGTTTAATTGCAAAACCTCCACCATTACCAACTTGATGAACATATTGCGGATAAGGAATATGATCCAATAAAGTAATATCCTCAGAATATACTGAATTAGTGTGAGTTAAGAACATCTTTAAAACATCCTTTTTGCGTATTCCGCTGCTTCGGCGTATGAGTAAGACCGAGTAGCCTCAGCTTTTACAAAGTCTTTTACTGCTCGTAGTGTAAAAATTCCTTTAGCTACAAATTTGTCAATTTTAGATTCAGCAATTCCAAATAATTCGGATACCCATATAAAAAACATTAACATACCCATACTATCATAACGTTCTATATGCAGATCTTCGTCTATACTTGTTATAGGAGCATATTCTTCTCCTGGGCCCATATCCATTTCGCATATTATGTTAAATACAGAAATAAATTCTTCGTCTGTAAAACCAAATTTATTTGAGTCCATAATATTCTCCAAAATTACTTTTATTCATGTAGTATATAACAAAAATTGGTGTTTAATACAAAAGGAATTAATATGTTATCGGAAGTTAAAATATATAAACCAAATAAAAAAACTAACAAACTTGAACATTGTAAAACAATTTCAAAGAAAGAAGTCAAGATAATATATGACTCAGCATTAGATAAAAGTGATTCACATATAAATCTTAGTGGTTCGAGGTATAAAAATTCAGGGAGGAAAACACACCCTAACCATACGAAATCAAAACCTGCTACTCATTCACAAATAACTAAGTATGCTCCTGGAGCTAGAAAACAAAAATGTATGATGTGCAAAAAACAGTATTATGCTACAAATAAAAGAAATACAAAGTTTTGTAGCCAGAAGTGCGGGAGGGATATGTCAAATGAATATAAAAAGGAGAGAGAACGTGCCGAAAGAAACAAATCCTAAAGATGCAATTAGTACTAGAAAACCTAGATTTTATTCAGGATTACCAGCGAATGTAACTAAAGAAGTTAGTATTGGAATGATGGAAGGAGCTATGAAATATGGACGACATAACTATCGTATAGCAGGAATTCGTGCTAGTGTATATGTAGATGCTACGATAGGTCATCTACTTGATTATTGGGAGGGTCAGGATATTGACCCAGATAGTAATTTACATCATATAACTAAAGCGATAGCATCTTTATACGTCCTAAGAGACGCTCAGATGACAAATATGTGTGAAGATGACCGTCCACCTAAGTCAGATGTAGAAGGGGATAAAATTAGATTACAAGCTGTTGTAGATGAACTATTCAATAAATACCCTAAGGAGACCAAATGACTAGAGAACATTTAACAAATGCAGTAGCTAAACAATTAGACATCTCTCAAGCGGTAGCAGATGATATTGTATTAACTGTTCTAGACTCTATTAAACAAGGACTTATTAAAGAGGGAAAGGTAACTATCCGAGGATTTGGCTGTTTTAATACAAGAAATAAGTCTAAACGAATGGGCCGTAATCCTAAGACAGGTAAACCGGCGGTTATTACAGCTCGAAAAGTTATTAAATTTAAAGCCTATGATCCCTTTAAAAATCAAGTAAATCAAGGAGGTAAAGCAAATGGGAGATCTAACAGCTAATTTTAATAGGATAGAATACGCCTGTAGATGCGGGTGTGGAAAAGACGATATTAAAGACGAACTAGCAATGAAAGTGCAGTTAGTTAGAGATACCTTAAATAGATCAATAACGATAAATAGCGGAATTAGATGTAGTAATCATAATAGTACAATTAATGCTACTCCTACATCTAGTCATATAAATGGCTGGGCAGCTGATTTAAAGTATACAGGCTCTGCAGAACGATATGCGCTACTCTACGCTATTATGCCAGTGTTTGATAGGGTAGGCATTGCTAAGACTTTTATACATGTAGATGTAGATGCTAATAAGACTGCTGGTGTAGTTTGGCTCTATTCTTAAGGAGGTATTATGATTGGAGAACTATCTGGAGATACAGCGGATTTCTTAAATGAAATCCCCTGGTTTGACGGTATTATTTACATACTAATGCTAATGGGCTTATATGTATTCTACAAATGGGTAAATAGTAAATTTCAGTGAATTCTTGACATTGCTATAACATAAACAATACCTAATGTAGCACAAATAGCCACTGCAGCTCCTATAATCCACAGAAATATCTTCATTTCTTTTTCTTCTTTTTAGGTTTAGGAGGTCTCCCTCGTTTAGTTCCGTAAGTTCCCTTTCCTGCGGGCATAATATTACTCCTCGGTTGCCATCAAGGTTTTATCTAGTACTCTATCTGCTTTATCTTTCATTTTATCAGCCATGCTTTTATTTTTTTTACATACTTCTTTATATATGTCATTGTTTTTGCTAACTTTAGACAAATCTTCAGATACAATTTCCGGTGGGTTACTTTCCAATAACCACTTCTTCGTATCATCGTTAAGCTTGATTTCATCATACCAAAGACATTCTTTAGAATAATAGTCGTTATGATCATAGAATCCTAAGGCGAAATTAAATACAGGAGGTATTAATTCAACTATAGGAAAACCACTACATCCCGTCAAGAACATCAGGCATACCAGACCTATCCCGAACTTTTGCTTTAGCTGCATCGATTTCTTTTTCCACTTCATTTTGAGCGGCCATTCCTTTTGGATGATTAATATTATTAAATACGTTACCTGCTAGCCAATTAAATATAGGCCATAGTGTTCCAAGTACCGGAATCTTTTGAACAAATCTATCGGGCAAAGCACCAGTTACTGCTGTAAATATAAGTACTATTTGACCTACTATTGCAAACCAGCCTTGTCCTTCAAACATTGCAGCTATATCCATAATTACTCTCCTAAATTCTCAGGAAGTTTAACTTTATACCAATGATCTGGATGCCTAATAAATCTTGGGCTACTTAAATCATACACAGAGTAACAACGAGCATTAGGTGACTTAAATACCATCTCACGTTTATGTCTAGGTTGAAATTTGCAAGATACAGGGGCCGCATTGTAGCTCACTTCGAGACCAGACTCATGAATAATCTGTATCTGCGTGGGGACCTCATTTACAGACCAATTAACTAATTTATGTGGAGATGGAATTACCAGCATGATCGTAATGATCAGCTCATTCATTTTTTAACTGCAGGTTTCCCTCTGTCAGCGCCCATCTTCCAAGTAGCAGCACCGCCTATACCAAGCAGACCCCATGCTTCTTGTGGAAAACTATGAAAACCCATCATTTGACAAACCATCATTAAAAAAGCGATTAACATTAATGCATAAGTTTTTTGTCCTGGTATTGCCTTATCAATAAAACCAATTATTGTTGAAATCATTGTTGTCATTCTATTCTCCTAATTAATTATTTATTAATACCTATCCATGTAGCAATTGTTACTACACCGGCAGTTATAAATATCCAAACCCGGTGCAAAGTACTATGGGCAGTTTCAATTCTTTCTAATTTAGTTTTTAATCCTTCAGATCCGTTACCATATAAAGTTGTATGATGTTCTGAGGTTATTTCCTCTAATCTATCAAATCGTGCTGCCATTATTTTTTCATGCATTGTAAAACGATCATCAATGCACTCTTTTAATTGTTTTATATCTTTAGGATTCATTTAGTTTTACTCATCGCTGCTAAAGGGTTTTCAAGTGCTTTAGTAATTTTCTTATCTAGCTTAGTTTCGAGCATCTCTATCTGATTATCTACTTTTTGCAGCTTATTGTCTACCTTTTGTAGCTTGTCATCCCAGCGTTTAGACGTATCAGCTATCAGCTGTCTTACCTCATTCTCAGCATTCCTCATAGCTGTTCGTGTCTCTAATCCGTCTTCTCTAGAGCGCTTATCTATTGCAGCTATTTGATCTGAGAATAGATTGATATCTGTCTTCATAGTTGTTCTTATATCTCTAGTAGTATCTTGAGCTTCATCTACAATATCTTTTATAGAGCTAATTTCAGTACTAATTAGTTCTTTTGTAGTAGTAACTTCGATATCTAAAACTTCTAATTTCTTATCTACTCCAGAAAGATCCGGTGCTACATAAGACGTAATCTGGGCCTTCATATCCTGGTAGTCCTTATAGAATTCGAAGCCTCCCCAAAGTGCACCACCAAGGGTCCCTAATAAAGATATAATAATGAATAACTTACCGCCACTTGCCTTTATTCCGCCGTATTCAATTTCCATGTCTACCCTATTTGTATTGTGAGTCAACTAAATCATTCATCATGGAATCAGATCCTAAGCTTAATACACTACCTAATGGATCAATATACGAGGTAGATTCGTATGCTACAGTCGTATCATAGAAGGCAACGTCCGGTATTTCCTGCTGTTGATAAGAGCGAAATCCAGGTGTTCCTAGAATACCCATTAATGCTAGCTTAGTGCTATCTGTATCCCCTCCAGCCATTGAAACTGCTTGTAATACTCTTGTTACTATAGCCTGTACTGCTTTTACTTTATCTGCCTTAGTTTCTTTAGTCTCTTCTTTTTCTTCTTCCTGTGCAGATTCTACTTCCGCTACTGCTTCAGCAACTTCTGCTACTGGTTCTGGTGGACTATCTGCAGATGCCATACCTGTATCTATTTGAATTGACTCTATTTTACCTGCTACAGTTGGAACAGATAGTGTAACTGCTGTCGGAGTTGCTGATACTCCTACACTAATAGTCTGTGCTCCACTAGGCGTTGTAATAGCTATATCCATTTGTGCTGTATCTACTGCAGATACGCCTTGATCTGTAATTATATCATCGACAGCATTTGCAACTAGATCTAAAACAGTATCTTCCACATTATTAATAAGCTCGTAAGTAGAAGTTAGGTTAATTAGATTTGTTTCAGGGCCCTGGTAACCATTAGTTAAACTAGTACCTTCTAAGATTAGTCCAAATGTAGCAAGAGAATAGGCTAATGTATTTTCCGGTACTATTAGTTGACTAGTTATTGTTTCGTAGGATTCTCCAGAACCAGTGGTAAATTCCTGTGTATCTGAGTAAGTAGTTGTTCCATCAGTTACTTTAATTTGTACAGTAAATTCATCACCACCTGTATAGTTCCTATCTCTTAATCCAATAGAACTATCCATAGTAAATCCTTGAAGCATCTCATCTTCAGTCATGAATGAACTAATATCATTGGTAATATTCCATGACTCACCGTGTTGGTCCCAATAAACAACATCATCATCAGAACCACCATCAGAGTAGATATTAGAACGTGGATCATACGTACATTCCGCGTTATTCCTACCACAAACGTGAGTAGCTCCTGAGCTCTTCTCTGTTACATCAGCAGTTGTTGCTGTATCTGCAAACAGATCTTGAGCTAAAAAACTAGTATAAATACTAGCTAAAAATATAAGTAATCTAGTAGTCTTCATCCCAGTCCGGTTTCTCATCAGTATGGTATGTGTCTAATTCTTTAACCTTATCCTTATTCTCCCGTTTCTTTCTCCATTCCTGGTAATCAGGTCTACGATAAGGTTCTTTATCCCAGATCTGTTTAGCAGCTTCTCCTATCTTTCCATCAATAGGACATGGAGTACCGGCCATTTCCATAGCTTGAAATACTCTAGTGTCCTGGCACATTAAGCTAACACTAGCTACTTTCATGCCCATACCGTATAGAGACCGTGCAAGCTTTAGTCGTTCGCAGTTCTCATCTCTAATGGTTTTGCCCATAGAGATACCAAACCATGCAGACTGAGCTGCACCACTAATACCGGTAGTACATACGTCTTGATTGTTTACAATTACATTAGGTGAGGCAGCTGTACTTGGTGTTCTATCTACGGTAGTTGTACCAGTTACAGTTGAAGAGCTGACAGTATTGCTGTCAGCAGCGTATAACATAGAAGGCGCTAAAATTACTAGACATATTAAGAGAGTAAAATAATTCATTAGTCATTGTGTATTTTTTACTAATAGTTAACAGCCCAACCGTTCAACTGTGCGACTTTGCCTGCTACGTCAAGTCCCTCTTTAAATTCAATTTCTCTTTGCCATTGATTATTTGATGGTGTACCACTAACCCACAAAAGTTGATAATAAGTATAAGCAGTTGTATTACCATTTAATTGAGTATGGGTCTGCATTAGAGAGGGAGCAGATACAACTCCAAGAGTAAATGACGAACCTATATCTACATATCCAGATGCGCCACCAGCAACATTTGAACCCTGCCATTTCCAAGTACCATTATCACTTGTACCGTCAACATACCATTTAGCTTCGGTTATTATTTTAGCAGAACCGAATTGGAATCTAATATAAGCCCCAGCAGAGGGGGCTGCTTGCTGAAAAATTACTGCATCGCTAGTACCATCGCCGATAACACCATTTAGTAAATTTGGGCCAGTCCCATTCCCGGGATTCCAATTAAAACCAGAATGAGTTAGAGTTATGCTGGAGGTACGATCTCCTGTAACATAAACCCCAGTAGAACCTGCCACCTGATTAGCCCAAACAGCTTTCATCGCTACCTGATTACCAGATGTAACTGTTGTTTTTCCCAACTTAACTTGTTTGGTAGTACCACTAAAGGTTTGAGGAGTTCCATAACTTGCGGCTTCTGCCCAGTTCGATCCATTGTCTGCCGTGAAGTAAATTGCAAGATCATCTGAACTACCTAACGTATTCGTT